TTTTCAGGACCTTCAAATCCTTTTGAAAAACTGCCGTCAAAGTTAATCTTTTGGCTGTTAAACGAGTTATGCCCAAAAGCCACTGTTCAACTCAATAGTATCCAGCTTCCACGTTGACGTAGAACCCGTTTGTCAGTGAAGTTGCACCGCTAAATGCTGCGTACAAAGATTGCCCGCGCTGAAGCGTTAGGCCCCGAAGTTTAGGAGCTGTGGTGCTGTTTGCGCTGGTAAAGTTTGCGCCAGCCTGAACAACCGGACGGTTAATCAATGGAAGGATATTTTGCTCAGTTAAGCTATAAGATTGATTATCGTAAGTTGCAGGAATACTTGCAACAAACAAAGGGAAGAATTGGTTAGTAAGAGTTACCGTACTTGTCGACACCAGGTAGAAACAGATGTCAATAGGTAGATAAACATTGACGTTACCTGAAGTTGTAGCCGAGGTTGCGCTTGTCCCTGTAAACGTTGTGGGTGTAACAGCAGTAACAGTCAGAATCTCATCTACGGCTGTACCACTGGTGTAATCCAGGTAAACTTTCTGCCCAACTTGCAAGTTATGGTTTGCAAGCGTAACAACTTGCGCGGTGCCTACCTGACTGTATGTACCAGTGAAAGTAGTTTGTGCGTCAATATAAATGTTATTTCGCTTGCTGTATCGAATCCAAATTTCGTCAATGTACGCGCCACTGATCGAAGTATCTGTCAGCGACGAGTCAACGTCAAATACCTTGGTGACGTTACCGACAGCAGTCGGAATTAAACTTGTTGAGAAAAGTTGACCTGATGCAACCGTAACCAACGCACTAGAAGTCGCTGGACGGTCAAGCATCATCGGTTGCTTATTTGAAGAGCTAGAACTGATACCCCATAACACCCTGTCTTGTAGTATACTTCGACAGGGGCCTCCGAAACACTCCCCTCATTTTACAGCCATGCCACCTACCTACCTCTTTGCAACGTGCGAAGTCTGCGGTCAAGAAATTGCACGTATAAAATCTGCAATGATTCGCAGCCTAAAGCGTTCCATGCGTTTGACCTGTGCCGACTGTCGGGCGGTATCTCACAATCAATCCAAAACAGCTGAATATACAAGCTGGCAATCAATGAAAGGACGTTGCAATAACCCAAATACTACGCACTATGCCAGGTATGGCGGTCGTGGCATTACTTACCAAGAAACTTGGGAAAAATTTGAAAACTTTATTGAAGACATGGGTAAAATGCCGTCACCAGATACGGAATTAGATCGAATTAACAACGACGGCAATTACACTAAAGAAAACTGCCGCTGGGCAACGCGCAAAGAACAAACGCGCAACCGTGGAGGTAAACGCGCCACAAGGCTTTACACTTTTGATGAAAAAACAATGTGCATTTCTGATTGGGCAAAAGAAATTGGAATTTCACCAGCGTCTCTTCAAAAACGTTTAAACAAAGGTTGGCCCCTGGAGATAGCGCTCAGCCCAGAAAAACATGATGGCGGAGATCGATCTAAGCATGTAACACCTTCTGAATCTCCAACAAAAGGAAAAACAACACGCAACAAAAACTCTAAGTACATCACCGTTGGCGACGTTACAAAAACTTACACTGAATGGGAAATTGAAAAGAACTTAAGCAAAGGTCTCATCTCCAAACGGTTGCAACAGGGTTGTACTCCTTATGAGGCAGTCATGAACCCTGTAAGGAAACAATAACCTTTACTTGGTTCCCGTGGACTTGCTGCGAGATTGCCTGCTGTTCTCTTCCATGTGGGTCCGGGCTTTCTTCACAGCCTCTTTCCTTTTCTCTTTGTCGCCTTCTTTCTTTTCTTCAGCAGAAGAACCGTTGCTTCCTTCCTTACCTTCCGCTCTGGATTTAAAGTGCGCAAGCAAGGCAGGAGGCATCTTTCCTTTGTCAGCCATGTGAAACTAAAAAGCTACTGTAACTATTCTAGGCTAATGTTATTTATCCAGGGTACCAAAAACCTGACCGGCTAAGCGTGTTTTTCTGTCATCATCTAAAGGCATTGCCGAAAAAATGCTCTTTACTGTGTCTTTCATTCCCTTGTCACTTGTCGCCAACGAGCTGGCAACCTGCTGCGTAGTTCCTTGTTTTGGCAGCGGAATAAGACCAGAAGTGATTGCGGCGGCGCTTCCTGAGTCAGAAGAATTAGCGGTTTGCCCCACGTCTTATCTCAATGCTTGAATTAAAAAGTATTCTAACTCAAACATTTGCAAGCCTTAGTTCTGCTGCACCTACTATCGGCTGCCTGGTAAAAGCCTGGCGCAATCCAGAGCTTTGCTTTATGTCCGCGTCCAATGCTTGCCCTGCCATCCGTTGAGAGGGTTCTGCTCTCCTATTGGCGCCACGACCTTGTGTAAACTTCTCAGCGTTGGAAGGTGTTCCCTCTTCACGTTCGGCTTCATTGCGGTGGATGCCAAGAGTGTAGCCGCCAGTGGTCAACGTTCTTGCAGCCACTTCATCAGGACGCTCAGGTTGCCAATCCTCCATGTGTTGTGGAGGGTTAACGTGCCGATTAAAACTTCCTAACTGGCGCATTACTCGTACGTAGGACTTGAATTAAAAGCGGAAGCAAGCATTGCTTGTGGATCAAACTGCGATTGTACTTTCTTGTTTGTGCCCCCCATTAGTTGCTCCATATAATCATTTAAGAAGTCAGTCGTATCTCCTTCTTTCTTTTTACCACCAACATAAATGTTGTAGATACTTCCGGGTGCCCCAGATACCCCCGTTGCTGCAGGTGTTGGCGCTGTCGCTTGAGCTGCAGAAGCTAGCTCAGCAGACTTACCACCTTTTGTATGAAGAAGCTTAATTTCGTAAGGGTTTCCTTGAGCGTCCGTTGTTTTAATGGTTCCGTAGCCTTTACCGGGAGTAAATGTGCCAGGTCCTTCCCAGGCAAGCGGTGTACCTGCACCTAATCCGTAATCATTCGCTGGATGATAAGTGGAGGCCCCAGCGGTCGGCGCAACCCTGGGGCCAAACCCTGACGTGATTGGGGCGGCAGGTTTCCATTCAGATCCTTGCTGTTGCCAAAGGGGCGTGCGTTCTTTGCCAACTTTTAGTCGGGTCAACAAAGAACGTATTGTTTCTGGATTGATGTACTTTCCATCTTTAAGAACACGTACATCAAGATGCGCTCCTGTGCTGGCAAAATCTTCACCAGGTTGGGCAACATATCCAGCGTCAATAAGTCCAGCCATTGCTATTTACTGTAATCGGTGTTAAAAGCAGAAGACAACATTGCCAGCGGATCAAACATTGATCTAGGTTTATCCTGTTGCCCTGTCAACTTAGGAAGATAGCTGCTCAGGAAATCTAAACCTTCCTCTTGCGTTCCGTTTAAATAAATGTTGTAAGTGCTGGCAGGAGAACCTTGCTGCGCTGTTGACGTTGATGTAGTAGTTGCTGGTGTTGAAGGTAAACCAGACGCTGCTTTTTGAACTTGTGGTAAAAACTGCTTGTAGCCGCCAGAACCATAGGTAGACCACGCGCCAAAACCCGACGAATCTCTTACTTGTTTTGCAGCTTTAAAGTTTGTTTGGGGGTCAAGCAGTTGTTCATTTCTTTGTAACCCAAACTGCTTCAAGCGTGCTGGCCCCATGGAGCCAAGCATGTTGATCTGCGCTAAGCCATAGGAGTTGTCGCCAGTGCCGGCATTTCTGTTGTGAGCGCCAGGATTACCACTTGACTCAGCCATAGCGATGGCCGCCATTGTATTGGCATCTTGGCCCTTAAAGCCTGCGCCTTGTGCGAGCTGTAAAAGTTGTGCGGGGGTTAGTGCCATGGATTGTGGTTTAGCAGAAATCGGTCTCAAACATGAGTCGAGTACCAACAGCGACATCAGCAGGACCAGGAAGGGCTTGGATAAACTCAGCGCCTTCCCGATTAAACCGATACCGCGCTTGCTCGGGGTTTCGATAATTGGGGACATAAAGATGTAGGGCTAGTCGATCCGTCTCGTATAGATAAATTGCCGTCCAGGTTTTTAAGGTTTCTTTAAAATCAGAGGTCGAAATTGTTCGTGAAACGTCCCCTGAAATATTTTCAATACGGCTTTTAGGAGGAGAAGCATTGACATACTGTTGCGTAGTGGTGTCAAAGTATTTTCCAAACGTACTACCAGTCATGTCGGTGCGCTTTTCTGCTTCATCGCACCGAGTAACCTGCTCGACAATTTTGCTATACCAGAACGAATCTGGGATGTTGTTGATAGCTTCCTCCAGCCTCGCTTGGTCGCCAGCGGGGACAGATGTGTTGTTATATCCCAGGTGCCAGCGAACTTTAGACTGGAGAAAGGTATCGAGTTGCATTAGAAGAAATTAATGCCTTGAGGTGGTTAACCTCTGTTAGTAGCTTAACACGGCAAAGTTTCTTCTTTTGTTATCACTCAACGCGTACAAGATTCTCTTCAATGATGGCATCCCAGTCAACTCGCTTAATTGCTTTTAGTTGATCAAGCTTGGTAAATTTTTCACCAGTCATTGAAGTTTGCAAATCTTTGATGTCGCGTGCTGTTTTCAGACCGACGCCAGGGAGCGAGTCGGCAATCTGCCTTGCGCTGGCAGTGTTGATGTTCAAGCGTACGTCAAGGGGGAAAGTTTCCTTGTTGGTAGGACGCGGGGGAGAAACACCTTCTTGCTTCAGTTGCTCCGTTAGGCGTTCTTCAGTTTGAATTTTTTGGGTGGTCGCATCCAAGTGGGGGATCAAGTCGGTTTCTTCAACAAACAAAACTTCATCTTGTGAATCCACGCACATAAAGATTCCCTCCCCATGCATGGAAAC